GCTTGGTTATACCAAGTTTCCCCTATCTTAGCTCCAATTCTCCAAACCTTACCTTCTGGTGATTTTGGATTTATTGGTGCAACCCAACTAGGTCTGTTATCTCCTGGTTGCTTATCGTTATTTGGCATAAGTTTTATATATATTTTTGCCTGGTCTGTCATTTATTTCTCCTTATTTATTGTTGCTTTGTAACTTGATCTTATGAGTTCCAGCAATATCTGAAACTTGTCTATAAGCTCTCAAGTTATTTTTTATTAAGTATTGAATGTCATTTTTATACTTCTCATTAACTATATTAAATTCAGTTAATGTTTTAGTATTTTTAAATTCATCCTTTATACCTTCCACATTTATCTCTTCATCAAGATAGGTTGGACCTGTACCATTAGCTTTTGCTTTTGGAATTTCTTTAAATGGTTTGGCTTCATAACCATCTTCATCTTTGATACCTGTTTTTAAATTTAACAGATTTAAGAACGCATACTTTCGTGAGTATGACATGGCATTACCAGTACCAAATTTATCAATTGCTCCCATTGCCGAACATCCATCAACAATTATAAATTGTGTTGGATCTTCAATATCATGTACTTTCATAGTACAAATAACCATGACCATATTCTTATCTGTTATTTCTGTTACATAATTACAAGTTGCGTACAAGTTATTATTTAATAATGCTTGTGTTGCTTTTTCTTGTACGGCATCATGGAGTAAGGGGTTGAATCTCATTCCAGACACTTTGTCTGCTTTTAATACACCACCTGCTTCAATACAAGCTGAGTGTAGTTTTTGGTATATATTTTTTTTCATATTTTTATTCCCCATAGTTTAGTTATTAGTTTTTCCTGATCTTTAGTTAAATCTTTATAGTAAAAGAAATGATCCATTTGAGGGGGTTCACACATCAAAGCTAACTTCTCTATGCTACCTTCACAAAACATAATCATCTTTTCCCACAGTAAAATTCGTTCCACCATTTTAAAATAAAGATGTTCTAAATGATCTGGCTTCAGTAACTCATGGCTAGAATCAAAAACCTTTGAACCTTTATCGTTTACATAAACGAGGTAAGGTATTTTTTTTGTCGCCATATAGTAGAATGAAGTCTGTGTTATATTTGTAAGCAAAGGCTCACTTGGTAAATCTTGAGTTCTCATTGTCCACTCTTCTTTACCTTTTACTTTGTAAGCTCTTGGTGGCTTCGTTTTTAATTCTATAAATTTATTTTTATTTTCATAATCTATTCTGCCAATAATTGGTTTTATCATGGTCATTTCTTTTTGCTCGACAAACCTTTCACAAACCATTTTATCTTTACCCATAATGTTAGTCACAACTTTTTTAGTTTCAGAAATTGCGTCATGGACATACTCCAACATTTCTTTTCTTGCGAACTCATCTTTTTTATCAACAGGTTTCTTCTCATCTAAAAGTTTTAATTCTTTTTGGTAAGCTGTGTTGTAGTTCCTATCTTCTTTTGTGAACTCTGTTTTCTTAATTGTTTTTGATTCATAAATTACATCAGCAATTAATCTTTGTACTGTGTTGTTGACTAGGTTGCCAAATTGTGCTGCGTGTCTGAATGGGAATGTTCTTCTAACTTCTTGTGGAAAAGAATAGTTAATTATATTCTTTGCAAATGGTGATGATGTAGATGAGTATGACCAATGCTTTAATCCCTCTCCACCATTGTATATTGAAAACGCTTGTTCTTGTAATTGTTCCTCTGTTTTTTCTCTAATTATCATTTTAGTTCCTTTGTTTTTCCACACCATAAACTAAATATAATGCTTGTCAAATAAAATATAAAAGATATAACTCCAAATCATATAACTAAAGGAAGGAAATAATGAAATTAGAAGAATGGCGAAAAGAAAAGAATTTATCCTATTACAACATGGGAACTGCACTAGGTATAATTAATGTTCAAAATCCTGGAACTAGCGTTCAGAGGTGGTGTTTAACAGCAAAAATAAAAAGATTTCCTGATCCTGAAATGGTTAAGAAGATTATAGATTTAACTAAAAGCAAAGTAAATTATAAGGATCTTTATGAAGCATGGTACAACCAAACCAAAATTTAAATATAAAAGAGTTAAAATTATTTGGATTGATATTGTTTCTTCATCTGAATGGACTACTTTAGAAAATGCCTTGAAGCACACTTATTCTTTTTGTGAAGATATAGGTTATCTTCTTTATAAAGATCCAAAGAAATTAATTATATTTACTTCATATAGTTTTGGAGATGATGGTAAATTAGAGATTGGTGGGATAACAACTTATCCAAGATCGGTAATTAAAAAAATTGAAGTATTAAAATGATAACAGAAAAAAGAAAGGAACAACAAAAACAATGGTATTTAAAAAACAAAGAACGAATACTTAAACTTAAAAAAGAAAATTATTTAATAAATAAAGAAAGTATAAATGAAAGCCAAAAAGAATATAAAAAAAAATATTATTTAAAAAATAAAGAATATTGTTTAACTTATGCAAAAACTCAAGGAAAAAAATATTATTTAAAAAACAAAGAATATATAATTGAACGTCATAGAAGATATGTAAATTTAAGAATTAAAAATGATCCTTATTTTAAAATGCAAAAAAATTTAAGATCAAGAGTTTATTCAGCTTTAAAAGGTAAAGGTAAATCAGCTTCAACTATGGAATTAATAGGATGCTCTATTGATAAATTATGGAATCATTTAGAATCTAAATTTGAATCTTGGATGACAAAAGAAAATTATGGACTATGGCACGTTGACCATAAAATTGCTTGTGCTAAGTTTGATTTAACTTGTCCAGAACAACAACGTATTTGTTTTCATTATACAAATCTTCAACCTATGGAAGCTATTGAAAACATGAGAAAAGGAGCTAGATAATATGACCAATGTAGGTATGTTTTCTGAAGTTAATGATAGTATAGAATTAAAGAAGTTAAGAAAAGAATTAAAGAAAATAAAAGCTGATAAGGAAAGAGGGGATAATGATCTTGAAAAAACTATTGATGTTTTGCAAACCGATAATGATATAAAAGATTGGCACATTATAAAATTAAAAGATGAAATAAAAGAATTAAAAGAAGCCTTAGAAAATACTGAATAATGAAATATATTATAATATTTTTTATATTAACTAATTGTGCTTTTTCTGATTATGACATAAACCCAACAACAAGTATATTAAAGCAGTTGGTAAAGGGAAAAGCTGAAAAATAAAGGGAATAATGGCTAGATGGACTTATGCTTTCAGCAATGGTGTTTATAATGACTTTCATAGAAAATATGATGATATTGCTATGATTGATATAGACAGTATTGAGTGCTGTCCTAAATGCTATTCTCCTTTAGCTATAATTGAAACTTGTTTTGATAAAGGACAGAAGTACAAGGCTACAACCTTGTCAAAGATCATCGCTAGTCGCCTAAATATACCCTGCTACCTCGTATTTTATAAAAACCTGACCGAGACTACCCTAACCTTTAGGATCAAGCGTATAACGAGCTGTGAGACAGAATTTCAGTTAATGAATGAGCAACAATGGGTTTTAATCTTGCTAGACCTACAAGCCAATCACAAAAATGTCTGCCTTTATGCAAAGTAGAGCTTTCCTACATATCACTTATAAACTATATGGACATCTTGATAAATTGGGGGGGGTTAAGAAATCTCATGCTCTTAATTGTTATCTATCTTTAATGAAACACGCTTGGAAAAAGAATAACTATGAATGTGGTTTAAGATATTCGACTGTTGCTAAGGATACTAAATTGTCCCGTATAACTGTCAGACGTACCTTAGATAATTTAGAAAAGCTAAATATAGTATCTACTGTAAGGGGTAAATCAGGTAAGACCTATAAAATCAATCAATTATTCTTAAAGACTGAACAAGATGGATCAATTTTATACACTTCTAAATCAAATATGTATAAAAAAGATCACCCTTATGTGAAAAAAAGATCAGTATTAGTAGAAGCATTATACATTAATAAGATAGACAATATAATAGGTAAATATAAAGGTGATAAAGAAACTATAATAGACCATTTAGCGAAGCTCACATTGCTTGAACTTAATACAGATAAAAACAATCCTTATTATGTTTCTCTAGCTAAGAAAAGAAAAGAGGAAATTGCTGCGTCAGAAAATACTAAATATGTCCACCCTCAAAAGATACTATCATCACTAAAAAATATATCTAAAAATTCTAACATTAAATATAGAGAGAAAGTTGAATATAACAAAAGAAATTCACTTGATTGGAAAGGTAACCCTAAAAAGTAATGGCTTTATATTCGTTTCACTCATACAAAGAAATAAGATATGGCTGGTAAGCCAAAATCAAAAGTGTTCTGTCAAGCTATAACTAGAGCAAGTATAAGATTGGGTAAGCCTAGAAATTGCCTCGCTAAAGGCTTTATGTGTAAAAATGGTATGTATTTTTGTAGATTTCATGGCTATAATAACATATTAGGATTTCAAAAACCTAATTACACACATGATACAAGAAAAAAACAACTCAGAAAACTTAAACAATTCAAAGACCTTAGCGAAGAAACCTTTAACACCTACTATGAAGAAAAACTTAGACCTAGAATTGAAAGTAAAAGAACATCTGCCTACCATAATAGATTCCTTAATAGAAGGAAACACACTTACTCATTGTATAGAATCCAAAATCACAAATCCAATGGGGATCAACTTAGGGAAGTTTTACAACATCTTAAAGAAAAATCCAGAACTTGAAAGCCAAGTATTAGATGCAAGGCGTTTAGGAATTCAAACCTCTATTGATAGACTTCTTGAAATTTTTAATCATCAAGAACTTGAAAATCCAAACCAAATCCTTTGGATAACCAGAAAAGCTGATTTTGTTAAGTGGATAGCTGGTAAAATTACTGATTTGTATTCGGATAATAAGATACAAAATGTTAAGACAGACCAATCTATTAAAATAAGCTGGGAAGATAATTCTGATAATTTAATTGATGTAAACGCTGAGGATATTCCAACGTCTACACCAGATAAAAGTTAATATTCTATTTTTGCTTTAAAGGTTATCTCTATTTCTTTATAGGGATTTCTCATTACTGCATGTCTAACTTCACAAGCTAATTCTTCTAAAGTTGTGTAGTCATATTCATGTATAACCTTTTTAGAAAAAATGGGTGTTTTGTATTTTACATATTTTTTCTTTTTGTCGTTATACTTTCCATCTTCTGTTGATATTTCGCTTATCTTTAGTTTTTCGTATGTTATCATTGTTTTCCCTTTGTTAGCTTTAGTTGTTTTTGTTTTGCTAGTCGTATATTTTCTAAAGTAAGTTTTATAAGGTGCATTACATAACCTGATATTACTTCCCCTTGAAAATTCTGTTGTGTTAATTGTTTAGTTGTCATTTATTCCCCTTTCTTTATATTATTATCATTATTAAAATTGCAATTAATCCAATAATTACAATGGTTTTCACAGTTTCTTTTCTAATTACTTTACCTAATAATATCATCAAATCCCCTTTTTTTAGGTTTAATATAATTATGAATTAATAAGCATAACCCAAATAATAATATTACTTTTATTTCTATTGGCATAATTTAACCCTCCATTGTATTAATTATTTTAAAATCACTTAAAGAACATTCCATATTATCCTTTCTGCTTGCTCGCTTGTTGATTAAACATAAAACTTTTATCTTTATTAAATAGTAAGGTATCTAAACCATAGCCACAAATAGCAATAAAAGTTAAATTTATTAATTCTTTATTTTCTTTTGTTTCATTTACATACCTTTTACAAATACTATCAAAGGTGTAATCATCATCATTGTCCATTGCTGATTGAAACCTAGCAAACGCTAGTTTATCATCTATTGTCATAGTATCCCCTGTGTTAGTTGGTGTAAGCTAAACAAAACCATTGCTACAGTTACAGCAACCATAAATATAAAGCCTATTGTAAACAGTATTATTTTTTTCATATTATCCCCTTTTAGTTATGATTTATTATTTAATAAATCTCTAAAGGGTCTATAAAGACCCCTTAAAGTTTTATTATTTTAATTTTCTTTTTAAAGTATTGACAGCTTTTTTATAACTGTCATTAGGATTATAATTATTGTTAGGTATTATTTTTTCTAACTCACTTTTTTTACCTTTAATTATATCCCCTGCATTTATTGTTATTGGTTTAATATGTCCATGATCTAAACCATATTGTATAAAACCATTTTTAAAGTTATTCATTTTTTATATCCCTTTGTTAGTTGTTATTTATTTATATTAATTATCTTTTTTGTATATGTCAATATTAATTATGGTCTTTAAAATCTGGAGCAATTAAACCATATCCACCCCAATCTTTACTTATATTTTTATCTTTGCTAAAATCTTCAAAGAATTTCAAAGCATAACCACGAGCATCAGTATTTAAAAACATATTAAAAGTATTTGTTTTTAATATTTTAGCTACCTTATCAAGTATTGAATTGCTTTGTTTTTCTATATCGCTTAAATCTCCATTACAATAATCTAAAGCTAATTTATGAGCTTTATTCTCTAATCTAAATAATTGCTTACAAAGTTTAACGCTATCAATATCTAGGTTAAAAATAGCTTTTAAATTATCTCCATGTTTTTTTATTCTTTGGTTTAGTATTTCTTTATTCATTGTAGTTCCTATTGTTAGTTGTTTATATCTTAATTGTATATTATTATATATTGGTGTCAACAGTTAATTTAAATTATCTTTTAGAATAGTTCTAAAATAGATTATGTTGTATATTTACAACAGTTGTAATTATGCAACAGTTAATAGAAGTTAAAAGAATAATAGTTATTAAAGTATATGTTGAAATAATCCTATCCTAATATATAGACAAACTTTTTTTTCTCTACGAGTTAATGAACGGATAAGATATTAATCAAGTACCAATCAAATTAAAAGATTAAATAACTTTATTACCGATAACGTTTTATTATCACTAATACAAAAAAGATATATATATAGAGTGTGGACCATCTTTTTGAAACCTTACCCCCCCTATACCCCCACAAATTGATACACTTTTATTATATATATATACATGGATAATTTTCACAGACACACAGACAAACACTCACAAACAACCCACCCCCTTTTTTCCACGCTTAACTGAAATTTTTTTGTTTTATTATTTTTTAAATACACTAAATGTAGTATATGGATTACTTTCACTCAGACGATTTAGAATCTATCTGCTATATTGAAAAAAAAAACAACAATGTAGTTATTAAGTTCTTTGGCTTTCCCAATGAACTTTCCTCAGAACTATTCTCATCTTACGTTATGAACAGATTGGGATTTGATTATATACCAAATGATGTGTCTCCTAGTAGAATGATCCACTAATTATGATGAAATATATTGACGACATAAGATTTAAAATAGAATTGTTCTGTATAGACCATCCTTTATTTGTTGCTTTTAGTATTGGGTTTATTTTAGGTGGATTAATATTCTCCTAATATGGATATTAAAATACCCTATACACCTCGAAAACACCAAAGCTATTTACATCAACAAATAGATAAGAACAGATGGAGTGTACTTGTCTGCCATAGAAGGTTTGGCAAAACAGTATGTATGATTAATCATCTGATTAGGTCAGCATTACTGTCCAAACTAAAGAACCCAAGATTTGCTTACATTGCACCAACCTTCAAACAAGCAAAGAGTATTGCTTGGGATTACATGAAACAGTTTACAGATAAGATCCCTTATATAAAATTTAACGAAACAGAACTTAGAGTTGATTTACCTAATGG